GTTTCTTACCTGTATGTTCCATTTATTGACGACCTCTATTTTGTCGTTCTCTTGTGTTTCTGTTAATGCCATTTAGGATATATCTCCAATATAAACAGGTTTATGGCGTAGTTTAGAGACGTGCTAACGGTCTAGGATTTAAGCTGTTCTATAAGTAATTGAACCTATAATGCCTTGATTCGTACCAGCAGTTGTATTATCTACGCTTTGTCGTATCCAACTGGCATCATCTGGAGTTCCATACAGAGCTATAAAAGTACCACTAGAACCAATATATAAAACATTATTTTTAACATTATCGTTAATATCCATGTGTTGTATAAAAACAGAACCAGCCGCATAATTACCAGATGTAGCCGTAAATGGAAGGTCGTAAAGTTCCCAATAACCACCAGCTCCAGTCAATTGATAGTTTATATAAATAGTGAGCGTAACTACATTGCCTATTCTTGTATAGTATGATGTTGTAGCATCACTGGTAAAAGTACCAGCAGTTGTATTACCACGTATTTTCGGTGTAAATGAACCCTCTTCATAGTGGTCCAAAAGTTCCCCATTAGTTGAAATGGCTGCACCTGTAGCACTTGTAGCTGTTTGAGCACTAAAGTCAATACCTTTACCGTTTGCTACAACTAGGTTTCCGTTTGTTATTGATAAATCACCATTTGAGTTTTTAGCTTGAAATACTTGCGCCCATGTAATGGCTGCTCCTGCGCTACCTGTATTTGCTGCTGCGGTGTTAAAGGTTAAATTTCCATCAGCAATTGCTAATGATCCTGCCTCACCAGCTCCTTGATACTTCCAACCACCTGCATAATAGGCATTAGCTAATATATATAGATGATGCGTTCCGTTTGCGTATATATGACCTGCTGGATTGGTTCCATCACCTAGATATAAACCTACTTCTCCTGGCCCATCAGTTGTTCCTATACATACTTGCCCACCTGTTTTGATGCGCATTTTTTCAACTGCTCCTGATCCAGCATCAGTTAGAAAGACATGATTAGGTACTCCACTATTACCATCTTTAGCGATATAAGTTAAACCTTTATCATCCGATTCATCCCTAGTATTAATACTTCCACCAATTGTTGTACCTGTGCGTTGTAATTTAATTTTTGCAGTACTACCAGAACCTTCCAAATGTAGAAGACTGTCAGGATCTGTTACACCAATACCTACCTCGTTTCCAGCGATTGACATGGTAGGAGTAAAAGTATCAGCAACTGCTGTTGTAAAATCTATCCTCCCATCTTCTGAGTTATTAGCCTCATCAAGTGCTGTAACTGCAATTCGAGCAAAAGTACTTGCATTTCCTGCGTTGTCTTCTCCTCTAAAATCTATTCTTCCTAAAGCATCATTATCTGCTGGAGTTGATGAATTTCTAAAAAGTTCAATTATAGGACCAACATTTGCATCGGAATCTGTGCTTTCAACTAATAAAGTTGTGTTGTTGTCTGAACCTACAATATGTAAAGGAGCACTCGGATTATCTGTACCCATACCACATCTTCCAGTTGGCTTGAGAACTAATGCGGTTTTCCCTAATGATCCATCTGTACTATTAGAGACTCTAAAAATAACGTCTTGATCAATTGTACTATGGTCTATATACGCAGCACCAGCAGAAGAAAACTTTAATTGATTTGATTTAATAGATGTACCATCTGCACCAATAAGTAGCTTCCCAGTACTACCTTGTACTGTCATTACTGTTGTACCATTTACTTTCAAGAAAACATCTCTATTAGCACCACCAGCGTTTAAAGTTAAATCAGTACCACTAGCAGAATTTAAAGTACTTGATTCAACAGCACCTGTGATAGAAACGCCAGTACTTGAAGTAGCCAGCTTAACACTACCATCGTTATAGAGTTCTACGGCTCCTGTATCAATAGCTTTTACAGCAACATCACCAGCAGCAACTTTTAAATAAAGATCCTTTTCTGCTTGAATAGTAAGATCTTCATCAGCTCCAAGAGTTCTAATATATAAATTTCCTTCGCCATTATGATCAATGAATGAATGAGATGCATCATGATAAATTTGAATATCTCCTGCATCAGTTGTACCATTACCACCAAAATGAACTTTTACATTATCTGCATTTTTCTCTCCTAGCAGTGGAAAACCACCATTTGTTGAGCCGTCTTGTACGACTACTGTTTGTTTTGTAGTATCTACTGTAACTTCTCTAGCTGCCCCATTAAATGAAGAATGCTCAGTTGTAGTACCACCTCTGAATTGTACTTGTGTTGCCATTGTTAATAATTAAGTAATTGATCCGTAGTTGTAAGTTGAGCTTCCTTCACTCATTGTTAATAGGGTGTTTGAGGTTTCATTTGAAAATACAGCATTACCTCCTGTGTCGGTAATATTTCCCCAAGCTGTATGTGTGCTTGCACTGTCAGATAAGTTATAAGGTGCTGATTCAACTTGAGTTAATATTCCTGAAGCAGTATTACGATGAGCTTCAGCTGTATTCCTATAGGTTTCAGTAGTATTCCTATAAGCTAAAGCATTAGCTGCATGAGTAGGAGCATTGTTTATACTTGCAATGTTAGTAGCACAAGTAGTCACATTAGCATTATTAGTAGCAACTGTTGTTATATTTGCTGATATATCAGCTAGAGTATCCATATCAGACACGATAGCTGCTGTGGCTAATGTGTTCATATCTGAAACTACATCAGCTGTAGCTAAAGTATTCATATCTGAAACTACATCAGCTGTGGCTAGTGTGTTAAGATCAGATACAACATCAGCTGTGCCTAAAGTATTAAGGTCAGCAACAACATCTGTTGTAGCAAGAATAGCCATGTCAGCTATAACTGCAGAATCACCTAGCAATGCCATATCAGCAACACAGGCAGTAGTACCTAACAAGTTCATGTCTTCGACAACTGCTGCTGTACCAAGTGTGTTCATATCTGCTACAGCATCGGCTGTACCAAGTAGACCTATTTCAGTAGCTTTAGCAGCAACTGTAGCTACACTACTTGTGTCAGCTACATACCGTACAAATGTATAAGTATTTAATGTAGAAGTTGTTTCAACTAATAACCCATAACCCGCTTTAAATACTTGGTTATTAGGACATCCAGTAATCGTAACTTGTGTACCGCCAGTTGTTTGGCATCCAGCTGTTAAAGTAGTACCAGAAGCTGTTCTATCAGCACTCAAAGCTGTAATACTTACAATAGTACCAGCATTATCATCAGGATCAGGGTTTGTAGTAGGGAAAACTGCTTCACTTGCTATAGGTCTGAAACCACCTACATCTGTTATAAGACCTCTTACACGAGCATCTATAGCACCTGTAGTCGGTACAGTTGTATCATTACTAGACCAAGCAATACCAGAGGCTAATGTCTCAGTACTATCTTGTCTTAAAAATAAAGCTTCAGTATGTTTAGCTGAATAGACTTTGGTATCACTGGTTGATGTTCCAGAGGTTACAACAGCATCACCTGTAATATCATCTGCACTTACAGTGTCTATATAGCCTGTACCATCAACGAATAAGTCTCTCCATTGAAGACTAGAGACTCCAAGGTCAAGGTGGTCATCTTCATCAGGAATCACATTCTTGTAGAAAATACAACCTGAACTAGCATTGAATGATGCTAATACATCATCCCCTGCACTCCTGAAATTAATAAGTCCAAGTCCAGACTTAAGATTTAAAGGTCTACCGCTTGTTTCAATATATGCTTGTCCAGAAGTGGCATCAGTAAAGTAAATATCAAAATCACCGTCAGTATCACCTAATCTTACCTTTTCATTATCAGCTAAGTTTAATTCATCTACATAAGCTATGCCATCAAGATATAGATTTTGCCATTCTTTTGTACTTGAACCTAGATTATAGTTTGCATCAACACTAGGTATTAAATTACTAGCTACAGTGTCAGCATCTAAAGTTGTTACATATGCAGTACCCCAACGATTAGCACCAGATTGACCTAAGTTTATAGATGTACTTTGAGGTACTATATCTTGATTAATCCTACCTTTTAAATATACTTTATCACCAGCGTTATCACCTAAAGTAGTGTCACCATTAAATGTTGCATCACCTGTAACACCTAAAGTACCAGCTACAGTAGCATTTATATCTACATCTAATGTATCTATATGAGCAGTACCATCAATCCAGAGATCGTTCCATTCAAGATTTGTTGTACCTAAATCATGTACACCGTCTTGCATTGGCACGATAGGCCAACTTGTTTGAACCGAGTCATTACCATCGTTGATCGTAAATCTAACGACGCCATCTACCATAAATTCCTGATTACCAGTAGTTTTTACTAGAACTGAATTTGTTTCTGCAATTAAATCACTACCGTCATAATATATCGAAGAATCGCCATCACTAGACCCTAACTTAATCTTTTCGTTATCTTCTAAATCAAGCTCATCTACATAAGCTACGCCATCAATATATAAATCTTTCCATTCTTTTGTACTTGAACCTAAATCTTTAGTATTATCTTCAGCTGGTGTGAAATCAGAATATACTACTTTATTTTCTAAATCAAATGCTTTATTTCTTGCTTCTTGTGCTGTATGGTTAGACTCATCAAATGCATTATTTATCTCTTTTGATCTAATGCTACTGCCACTTGTAAAATTGGTATAAGTACCATTTTCATCTCTAGTTCTACGTTCAACACTAACAACGGCATCATCAGGTAATGTAGTACTAAAATTTATTGTATTGAAATCAGCAGATAATGTATAGTTATATAAAGTTGTACCTGCTTCAACTGCAGGAAAATATAAGCCATCTGTATTGTTCACTTGTGGGTGTTGATTAACACCAGAACCTATAGCTGTACTGCCTGTAGACTGTAGAAGCTGTAGTACTCTAGTACCACCTGACAAGGTAACATATACATCTAAATTAGCTTGATTAAAGTTTTCTATCCCGTGATTTGCAAAAGTAGTAGCGGACTGACCGTTCTGTCCTACTGCATTTGGGAATGTATATTTAGTTGTAACTGCCATTGATCATCAATGTATATAGGATTGGTGCCTATTTTGGAATAGCGAGTAGTCTAGATATAGTTTCTTGATCGTTTGCCTTACCTTCTCTCTTTTTAAGCTGTCTTAACTGTACTCTATCGTATAATTCTGGACTCTGAGATCTCATTATAGTAAGGGCTTTTTTCTTTTCTTCTAAGAAAATCTTACGGACTTGTAAATAAAAACCTTGGTCTGTTACATTAACCCCATCTCGTTTCATAAAACCTTGCTTCTTGAAATTGAGATAATTTTTCTCCCATTTTCCTCCAGGTTTCATTAGTTTTTCTAATCGAGATCGTAAAGCTCCTTGAGATAAAATACGTTGTAATTGAGATATTTCTCTAGAAGTAAGTTGCTCACCTTTCCATGATCTTAAGATTTCAGGCATATTAAAACTCATACCTCTTAAACCTATTTTAACATAATCATCCTTATCTGTCCAATAGATAGGGAAAGGACTCATAGTATTAAATAGTTTCATCATAGGATGACCATCTGAAGGCATCCAAGGTTTTCCAGATCTATCTTTACTTAATATATCATACTTTGGAGCTAAGAATTTCTTAGCAAATACATCACGTTGGAATATAGTTTCCCATACAGTATTAGCTTCTTTTTGGTTAGCATCTATAATACTACCTAATTGAGCACTTAAACCAGCATAAGGGAAGAATTGTGCTCTTGCAAACTTAGCAAAAGTACGTCCTAATGTTCCTGAACCAGTTTGAGCATTAAATACTTCAGCAAGATCAGAGACACCAGCTAACATGGATTTATCTACTATAACAGCAGATCCCATAAAGATTGCTTTGTTTAGGAAATCATCTCTTAAATCTTCTCCTAATACGTGCTGATAGTTCATCACGTTTGCTACCATACCTAATATAGTGTTAAACGGTTCCATCTTTTGATAAGAAATATAAGTATTACCTACTTTAAATGAAAAAGGTTTAACTCCTTGCATTTTCCATAAGTCTCTAGTTTCTTTATCAGCAGGTAATGATCCTGTTAAGTTACCAGACAATGCCATTATAGAAGCAAGTCCAACCATAATCTGTCCAGAAGCTACTCTACCTTTCATCAAAGCTTGAGCTTGTGGAATATCTTGAGGTTGAATACCATACTTTTTAAGGATATGTGCAGGGTCTAAATTAGGATTCATTAAGTCTTTCCACTTACCATGAAAACGTGCTAACACAGGAGTATGTTGTTGAGCTAAGTCTAAAGCATTAACACCAGTCCTAACAAACGGGAAGAAGAATCTTAATCCTGTAGTATTTCTAGCACCTTGTAACCATGCTAGTTGACCAGATAAAGCTTGAGTTAAAGTTGTTTCATCACCTGCTTGTTTAGCAGCTTCATCACCAACAACCCACATACCATGTTTATCTTGTTTAAATACCTGTTCACGGAAATTTTGTTCAGTATCTCTAGCTACTTTTTGTATATCATCTAAATCTACATTATCTTCTATAGCTTTACGGGCAGCTTTCATACGCATTTCCACACGACCAATAAGAGTTCTAGTGAAAGCATCACCAGCTCCCATAGCGTTTTGACTGTATCTTACCCAAGGAGAGTTGTTAAAGTCAACTAAAACATCTGTCCAATAATAAGCTAGCTTTTCATTCTCTGTACCGTATCTTTCAATCTGTGGAGCTAACTGTTTCCATTCTTTTATATCTGCTTGTACATCAAACTTACCTTGATAAGTCAATGGTTTACGGTTTAGACCTTGAGTCCAGTTATGCTTAAACATCTGTAAAGACTCAGCAAAAGACTTACCCATAGCATCTATCCCAGCAGCAGCTATAATCATTTCTTCTTTATTACCTTGCACAGCTGCACCAAGCCAAGCTTGGTAAGGACGTAGATATCCAATAACACCAGTGTTAACAATAGCATTAATAGGAGTACTAATACCACTTAATATAGAATTATAAAAAGCTCCAGCTGCTTCTTGTCTCCAACGACCTTTTACATCTGCACCTTTAAAACGACCACCTACAACCTTAGCACCTAAATAAGCTCTAAGATCAGCCATACTACGGATATCTCCTTTAGTAATAGCCCACATCTGTAAGAGCTGCTCTCTATCACCAAGTTTACCTTCAAACATAAGTTTATCTAACTCTTCACCAAATTGCTTTTCTTCAACTTCAATTTGTTTGAGATTACGTTTGATAATCTTTGCTTGGTCGGCTGGCATCAATCGGTTAGCAAAGTTAAACTGTTGTAAACCTTGACCATACATATAACCAATCTTTTTATATTCAGTTAATGCTATAACTAAAGATTTTTGTACATCTCTACTTTGACGTAATAAATCAGTGTTTTCATAATACTCTTTAAAACCTTTATCGCTAATGGTTTCTACAGCACCTTGAGCTACTAAAGAAGCTCGTTTAGCTAAAGAGTTGATAACTAACTGTAAAGCAACAGCTTGTGAAGCGTTACCTGTTACAACTTCAGTACCATCGTGTGTCCATAAAATTCTATCTTTAGCGTTATCTTTAATATAAGCTTTTAAAGCATCTGACCCACCTTCTTCAATTCTAGAATACATTTCATCCACTTGTTTCAAGACAGCATCTTGTAACTCGTTCCATTTATAAGTATTCTTAGTTGAACTAAAGATCTCATCAGCTATAGTCTCAGACATCTCTAAGATAAACTTCCTTAACTCAGGGATACCAAAACTTAATCTTCTAAGTACTCTTTCACGGAATAACTGACGATCTGACTCAGGTTTACCTGTAGTCTTATTGTTGTCAGACATCTCTTTCAAGACTTCTTTAGTTTTTTGTTTAGTTGATTTAACGGTTTCATCAGGTATAACTGCTTTTTCTTTCTCAGTAAACTTACTTGGATTACGATCTGGTGTAGGTTTCTTAGCCTTACCTACATCATTAAAGCTAGAGTTATTCTCTTCTACCCAAGGATTGCCATTAGCATTTGCATTAGAATCTGCAAGATCTTCTAGCTCTTTGATTTTTTGAGCAGGAAATTCATCAGCTCTAGTTATGTTAAGCTGTGTTTCAGGCTCCCAGTAAGACCTCACGTTATGTTTACGTCCACTGATCTCAGAACCGTATTCAATACCTCCATAACCTAGCTCTTGGAGTTTAGCATGTATCTGATCAAGTAACATAGTCACTTCTTCTCTAGGATACATCTGGTTATCTTTGATCTTATCTACAAACTCACCATAAGTTAAAGGGCCATCAGCTTCTTTCCACACATACTCAGGTACATCAAACTCATCTACAAACTGAACTCCTCTTAAAACTTGTTCAACAGGATCAGTAATAACATTAGATGGTTGACGTAAACCTTTAGCAGGATCATAAGCTTTAGTATAGTTTATCTTTTGATCAGCTAGTAAAAAAGTTACAGGTTCAATCTCTTCAACTCTATAAACAGGTCTATTAACACCTTCTTTATCTAATTCCCAAACTAAACCTTCACCTTTTTTCCTGTTTTTTATAGCTACATTTATATCATCTGTAGTATAAAAACCATTACCAAACATATTTTCATCATACCAAACCCTATCTCCTACACCTTTAGTAACAGGAATATCACCTTCTAAACCTTTTACCTTTTTAAGACCTCTTTTAGCCTTTAGTATAGCACCTGCACCGTGGAAGTAAACTTGATTACCTCTAGTATCAGGTAAATTACCCTCGGTTAAGTCTTGATAAAGTTTAGCATCTGATTCATCTAGATTACCAAGTATAAAATCTCTTCTAGGATTAGCTGAAATACCAATACCTTCCTCTATATCTTGCTTTTCTAAGTCTATACGAGTCTCTATCTCATCTTTTAGATCAGCTTTCATAGACTCAGACATCTTTACATTACCAATTTCATTGGCTTCAAGGTCTGTTTTACCCTCTAATTTAGCTTTTCTAGCCGCATAAGCACCTCTAGCGAAACCCATTAAAGTGTGAGCAGCTATATTTAAACCACCCCCAGCAAAAATAGTTTTCATTCTAGCTGTCCAAGGGTTATCCTTATCAGGATCAACTGATAACCATTCAGCAAATGGGAACCAAGGAGCATATTCATTGACAAGGTTAGCCATGTTACCATAGTCTGAGCTAGATGATATTAAATCAGCTACAGAACCTTCAGCAAATATTCCAGCACCTTTAGGTATAAACCTAATAAATCTAGATCCTTTGCTTGTATTAGCTAAAGCACTTAAAGGTGCTAGTTTACTAGCCTTAGCAGACTTTAATAAGTTAGCACCTAGTAATCTCTTAGCTGCAGCTCCTCTACCTAGTACAGGTACAGCTTTAGTAACTCCAGGGATTAGTTTAAAACCAGCACCAACTCCTTTAGTTGCATAAATTAAAGCTCCAAATTCTACTAATCCTCTAGTTAAATTACCTAAACCAGATTCATTCTCAACTTCATACCTACTAGGTATATCTAAAAACTTAACAGGTTCTGGTTTATAACCACTTGCAAATACATTAGAATCAGCATCAGGTTCTAGACCATGTATTTTATGAGACACTGTTTTATAAGTATCTCCTACTAGATCTAATGTACTACCAACACTTTCAACAGCATCTGTAACACCACCGTAAGCTGCCTTAGCAGTTTCTTTGACTAACTCAACGGGATTGTCTGGTAAGAATCCTTGATCACCAATCTGCTGGCTTTGTTGTTGAGCTTGTATTTGTGCGTTCTGTTCTTGTAACAGTACATTTTCTTCAAGAGATTGTAGAGCTTGCTCATCCAATCTTCTCAATCTTTCGTCATCAGATTGTTCCTCTTCAACTTCATTTGTGAGAGGTTGTTGTAATTCTTCTTCTTCCATTAATTAGTCTCCATTAAATCAGGTCTATAATCCCAATGGTGGTATTCAAAAGTTTCTTTATCAGATGGGCCACGGTTAAATGAGAGTAATTTCTCTACACGTCCAGTTGGTCTTTTTTTAGACAGCATTTCTTCTTTGTCCATGCCTTTTCCATGTTTGGAATAACCAAAGAAACCATATTTAGGTCCGTTTTCTTGAAGCCATGTTAAAGATTTTTCATCTAAACCCTCAAAGTCTACACCTGCACCTAAGTTATGTGTTGAATAACCAGGCTGTGCTACAGCGTTTGTACCACCCATATCTAAAGCTTTTTGAGAACCTTTCTTAGTTCTGTAACCACTACCGTAATTCTCTTGAGAACTAAAGTTTAAAAACACACCATCTTTAGCTGCTGCATCTAACATGTTTTCTAGAGGTTCAGCTACATCTTTTCTAATCTGGATTGTTTCACCTTTTCCAGTTTTCCCATATCCAGTTACTTCTACTAAATCTCCTTTTTCAAAGTTACCAGCATAGTCACTACCAACTTGGTATTGGTCCTCATCTTTTAATAAAGGAGTTCCTAACACCCCATCTTCATCTATGATGTCACTTTGGTCAACAGTTTGTCCACCACGTACTTCATTGAATAATAGAGTTTGAAGCATATCTCTAGCTTCAAATAACTTAGTACCTATACGTCTGTTACCTACAGCTGGGTCAATAATAACACCTGCATCATTTATTCTAAGATTTGGATACTTATTAATAACTTCATTCTGAAGGTCTGTGTATCTATCTACGCCTACAATACGTTTACCAGCACTAAATACTCTACCTTGATCTTGTGGTAAAACTTCTCCACTCATTTCTGCATTAATAAATACTTTTTTATCGTTCAATAATTGTACTCTAGCAGACCATCTCTGGTATTCTGGGTTAGGTCGTGTAGTTGGTATAAAACCATCTTCAACTAATAACCTTTTAGGAGGAACTTCTTGTTCTAATTGTCCTAACTCTTGATCTAATACATTGATATCCCAAGATGTTTCAATACCTATTTCATTAGCTTGAATGTCAACACCTTTAACTTCATATGGATTCATGTTAAAGGTAGAGTTAAGTTTTTTTAAAGCAGAATCATCACCACTATAATAAGAATTTAAAGCAGCTAATGTGTATGGGTTATTCCATTCTTTAATATCTCCAAACTTAATACCAGCAAAGATCATCCTAATAGCTTGGTTTTGATCTGTTGTTTCAGCTTGTACCTGTTCAGTTATATTAAGTATTTTCTTTTTAAAAAGACTTTTCAAAAGTTGGGGGTTAGCTTCTACTTCCTCTAAGTTCATTGATTGTAAACCTAAAGATTTAAGAATAGTAGGTAACTCATCTTCAGTTATATCAAAATCTTTCCAAACATCACTATGAGACAATGCTGTACTTATAGTAGTATCAAGATCTAAAACACCTATTTCTTGTAAGGCACGTCCACCTGATACACGATCACCACCTATTAATTGTTTCTTAATCTCTGGGGGTATAGATTCCCATTTAGCTATCTCTAACTGAGTTTCAGCATCCCATTGAGGTACTTCAACCCCAGGGGTTTTCTGAGCTTGTATTGTATAAAGAAGTTCAGCAGATCTACTAAGTGGATCTATCTTTGAAAATTCTCTCCAGATATGTTTAACTTTACCATCAGATAATTCAAAGTCTTCAAGACCTACAACTGGTGCGTAATCTGGATGGCTGAATATTTCATCATCATAACTATCAGTTATCAGCTGTTGAGTTTTATCCAATGTATTGTTTCTACGAACATATATATCGGTTGGTGAAGTTGCTGTTAATTCATGTTGTTTGTTAAGTGCTGAATTAACAAAACCGCCTTGATCTTCTTGTATTGTCCAAACAGCATCTCTTATACCTTCTCCACCACCTTCAAGCTTAACTGGAAGTACTTCGTTATTCCAGTCTGCTTTCATTTCTTTCTTTAACTGAATTTTTGCAAGACCAACTGCTTTTGATAAAGGGTAATCTGGATTGTTTTGTTTTCCAATTAGTCGATAAGTATTTGTATATTCTCTTAGTTTAGATTCTATTAAACCATTAGCTGCAGTAACTTGATCGTTTTCATCACTCCATTTAAAACCAGGATAATCTTGGCTAAACTGGTTTTTAACATCCTCTAATAATGCTTTTACATTAGCATTGTGAGCAGCTTTTGCTTCATTATCACCTCCAAAAAGATCTGCAGCAATCCACTCTTTCTCTTCAGCTTCTGCTAAAACATCAGGGTGTAATTTCCTTACTATAGCATGGTCACTTGGTATAGGATTATTCCCATAACCTTGTCTTATTTCTTTTAACTTTTTACGAGATGCCTCTTCATTATAAGATAAAGTATCTCGTTCAGCTAGCATATCTATAAAAAACTTAGAATCTAAAATACCCATATATTTTTCATTACTTTTCATCAAAGCAACTGAAGCTTCATAGTTTTTAGTATCTCTATCTTTATGATAAGCTTGTAAAATAGACACCTTTTCACCTAACGCTTCGTTCTTAATTGAAGTCCTTCTTTCCTGTTCTAATTTACCAGTTTCTTTTAACAACTTAGCCCTTATCTCATCCATATTAAACTTGCTAGGCCAAAGTTCAGATAAAGTTTTTTTCTCACCTTTCTTAGTGATACCAGGAACTTCAAACTTAGCCTTTTCTAATATAGTTAATACATCTTCTTGATCATCTACATTAGCATGTGAGCCTGTTCTTAACTGAGCACCTTCTCCAACTAAAACTTCTACTAATAAATCATTAGCATTAATTACTTTACTACCTGCTGTGTTCATACCACGTTGGTTAGCAGGTTCAGTAAGGATAAATTTCTGAATAGATTCGGTTAACTCTTTACCATTATCAGCATCAACACCGTCAATACCTAAACTAATAGCTTCTTTATTATCCTCAGAAGCAGCAGCAGCTTCTTCTAGTCTAGCTATCTGTGCTTCTTTCTGTTGGAATTTAGCGTTTTGTTCTAGTATAGGGTTTGTTAAATACTTCTGTATAAAAACCTCATGTAAACCAGACTCCTTACCTTTTTCAACTATATATTTATTAGTTAAATGACCAAGAATAGCTTTCTTTTTCTCTATACCCTCTAAACCAGTGTACCTATGGTAATGTCCAACTATAATTGGATCATCTTCAGTACCTATATTCTCTGTAGAATCAGGATTATCTTCATTATATAACAAAGAACTATCTCTAAAAGCATCCCAGCCAGTAGCTGACTCCATTAAAAGTCCTTTTCTAAAACCAAGTGCTCTTTGAGAACCTAGTTTTTTAATATTTAAAAGACGATATTCTTCTTCTAAAGATGCTCTATAGTTTTCTTTATCCCAGTTATTCTGTATAGCTTCTGTAGATTGTGCAACTTTTAGTTCTTGTGCTTTAACTCTAGATTCAATTTCTTCAAGTTGTTTTTCACTAGCTTCTATTTTAGCAATAGCATCAGGATCTCCCTGTTGGTACCTTACTCCTAGTGTAACACCATCTTCAATTTTTTGATCTCTAACAGGTTTAATCACTTCAGTAGCGATTGTATCCATAAACGTGTTAAGAGTCTTACTGAAGTTTCTTAAATTATTTAATTCGTAAGTATCTTTTTTAGTTGCCAACGCATCTATGCGTGTCATCTCATTTGTCAGTTGAACGCCTTGACGTTCCATTTCTCCAACATTCGTTTTACGTTGTTTGTCCAGAGCTGTGGCATATTGCCGTAGCTGCTTACTTGTGTCTGGGCCTGTACGTTTTTTGAATCCAGAGGCTTGTGTGCTTCTTTGATAAGGCATGATTTTTAATTAACTCCAATTTCCAGTAGCTAAACCTGTTTTAATATAATCTTTACCACCAATACCTGAAGCTACTCCAATTCCAGTAGTAATACCTCCAAGTATAGGTCCAAGAATAGAAGGTTTCTTAGGAGCATTTTGTTTAATAGGTTTAATAGTTTGGAATGAAGCAGACGGTGCAACTAAAGCAGATTGTGTAATACTATTTCTAGCACTTGTATCTGCTGCGTATTGATCTAAATCAATGCCATATCTATCAATCCCGTAAGATCTAGTAGCATCAAATATAGTAGCATCAATCTGAGCTTGTTCAAATCCAAGCTCTCTTTCAGCTTGAGTAAGCTCTAACAGCATTGATTGTCCAGATGCCATACTACCTGCTAATACAGTACCTTGAGCCTGTATAGCTTTAGCTAAGTTAGCTTGGCTAGCAAACATCTGTTCAGTTAATTTTTCTTGAAGCTCTTGGTCAGCTGCTGCTACTGCTCTGTTAGCTTCAATCTGGTTAATTTCTTTTTGTTTGTAATATGCTTGTTGTGACGCTACATCAGCATCTAACTGTGCATCAAATACATTAAGTTTTTGTTGGTCATTATAAGCAGAGATCTGTATATCATTTAGGTATTTCTGCCGAGCCATTGCATTAGAACGGTTAACAGCATCGACTTGTGCTCGATGTTGTCTGTTTTGTTCTTGTATGCCAGTAATAGCCTGAGCACCACCCATTGCGATCCCGATTGCTAGTGGGTTGCACATATTTTTATAAACTCTATAAGAGGGACTTTATTGTAGACAAAATAACGGATAAATTTAAAACCTAGAAACTTTAATAACTTAATATGATTTTCATTCCTCATATCTGCATAGTTCATTAGATAAGGATTGGATAGAGATTCTACCCAGCGTTTAGCTTCTCTCATAAATGTATGTGGATACTCAGTTGTAGCATCTGTACACAACATCCATATAGCATTTTGAGGAGTCACTCCCGCCACTCCAGCAGCCTTGCCGTTGGGAACCTTAAAAAATACACTTTGTCCATATGCGGAATTAAAATATGATTGTACTACACTTGCTGCAGCACACATATTACTTGTCTCTTCTGTCTCACGTCTATCTTCATAGCGGAGGTTCAACCCCACACTTAGAGCTAACTCTGGAGTGCAGGGTTGGATATACTTACTTTCGTACATGTCTTCTTTGGTTATAAATGCCGTCCCAGCTAGCTGAGATTAATGACATAGGAAAAGCGTAAATTGATTTTAATGTTAAGTTATATTTTTTATTCTTACGTTGTATAGGTACTCTAAGTGATTGCTGTACCTTGACAGGATTACTGCCAAATGTATCCTCTCTATCAGATTCAATAGCTGTGTATTCATGGATGTAATCATCTATATCACTATAAATAGATTCTAAATGAAACTCCATAGGACTTGCTACACCTAACTCAAAGTTCATACCAGAGATTCTTAAATCACCGTTGATATCAAATTGGTTTTCACCTAAAACAGGGTAATAAGTAGGAAATTCTAATGTAGAAGTATATGGATAACCTATGACTCCCTCCAAATTAGTATCTCCAGCACCTGCTAAGTTTCCAGGAAAACCAGCTCCATTAGTATAGTTGAATGTTGCTTTCAGTACTGTACCTAATGCTGCATGACCATCAAGATTACCGTTAGTTATAACAAGAGTCATCAAAGTACTAGGTGTGTAAGGCAAAGCTATTGTGGTTATATCAGTAGTTGCGTTATAACTCCAATCTGCTAAAGCTGTACCAGTTGCATTATCTAAACAAACTGGCAATTTTCTTACTAAACCATCTTCACCAGCATCAATATCTCTCAAAGCATTCTCATGATCAGCAACAAATTCATGTCTATTTAATATGTAATCATTACCATGCTTTATAACAGTGTATAAACACCCTTCAGTATAAAACATATGGTACATAACATGTGATAAAGTCCATGTGTACCAAGCTGACTGATCTCTTCTATCTCCAGAATCGTAATATTTATAATGGTATAGTTTTTTAGTAGAATCACCTGCTTTAGCAAAAGTCACCATACCTAA